TTAGTATTGATTCAGAATGCTTACTACTTCATCGAACGGCAAGCGTACCTTAATTGTTTTTTCCTCATAGGATAAAAATGGTTTGGGTATTTTGAGAATTAATACAGTAATATAGCTGTTCTCACTACGAATACCCTCAATACTATCTATCATTTTTTTACATAACGCAACCGAGCCAAGTTTCACAAACCTTGGCATTTCCTTCCTAACCAATCTATTTCTTCCTGAGTACGGATACTTCTTAGGTTTCATTACTTCTCCAATCATAATTTAAATGTATCAGCAACAATTTGACGCCCGAAATCTTTAGCTATTAAATCGGTTTGACTCATAAGTTTATTATCAAAATTAACAAGCGGATTGAGAAGGTCTTGTCTTAAAGCCGGTCTAATACTAACTTGTTTGACTGGCCTATTCTTTGTGTAAAGGGGAATCACTACTTCGTGTCCATTTGCTATAGCTTCCAAATCTCCATCAGTAAGATAGATTTCAAGTTTTTGATCACTACACTTAATTGCTTCCAGTTTTTCCATTAACAACCTCCTGAGCACCCAGAATTGATAAAGTCTTTAAAGTTTTCAAGTTCTTCAACAACATCATCCAGCACCTTTTTCTCTTGTCTAATATCCTTCTCCGAAGCACCTTCACGCTTGATATAATGTTCCAAAGCGTGCTTCATGATATGCAATCTCACATATTCGCTTGCCATTATTCCTCCTCCAACAAAAGTTTCTCTAGTCTATCAAATTCTTTTTGAGTAACAGAGACATGGTTTGAACCATTTGGGAAAGGAGTTCTAAATTCTAGTTCATTAAAACCATACGATAACCTAGCTATTTCATTTACATTTACGATTAAATCCCACTCGGTACCGTCTGATATGTAAGTTATTTTTATAAATTTATTTTTCACTGCTCCATCTCCATTTTTTAATACAGTCAATCGCTTCCTGTTTATTCATTGTTTCCGTCCTTTCAAATAATCAGGGATTGGGTCACCGACTTTGATAGCCTCATACTGTTCCTTTGTGACCAAAAACTTCCCGTAGGCATGGGCAGTGACTGTGTAGCGTCCCTCTATGATTTCCTTGTCTGTGATTTTTCCTGCCATCATACCGCCTGCATTATCGACTACATGAATGATGATAGGCTGCCGTTGCGGAGCATTATCATCAAAGAGTGTAGCAGTTGCGACACCTCCAGCAAAGAAAAGCATACAGATTAGCCCTAAAAGTGGGGCGTGCTCTTTTATTTCATCCATTCCATAACCTCAAATTCTATTTCTATGGCTTTCTAACTTACCCAATTCTTTGCCAATGTTGACAAAATATGAACCAACCAAGATAGCATCTGCCTCATCATCCTTAACTTGTTTGTTAAACTCCCTCAATACAGTTAGTACCGATTGTTGTTTCATTGATTTCTTACTGCGATCCTTGTAGCTAAATTTCCAATATTTCCTCCATGTAGAAACGTTGACAAAATATACTTCCTCAGACAAAAGACGCCCTAAAATAACGCCAGTAGCAATCCCAATTTTGATAGATGATTGTTGATTTGGACCTAGGACCGTATTCTGTTCTACCACAATATCCTCAAAAGGTTTATCGTATTCCTGGATTGCCCTCAGTTGAATAGTCTTGAGTTCACTGGCTATAGCCTTTGCACGCTCATAGAAAGATTTCTGTTTTGGTTTGCTCACTCCACTCTGTATTAAGGTTGAGCCATCAAAAACAGCCCAACCTGTTCCAGTAGTAGAGACATCCAGTGACAATGTCAAGCTACTCATTCCAACTCTCCTCTGAAACCACACAAATCAAACAAATTCTGTTTGTTGTTCTCAATGAACTCAAAGAATTTTTGTAGCTCAGTAGCTTTACGTTTTTCTGATTTCACACCTAAACTAGAATGAAACTCAATAGATTTCTGAGGCTTAGCAACGATACTGAGCCAGAATAGGGGTTCGAAAACATCACCATTCTCATCCAAAGATGGCTCTGCGTCCTGATTTTTGAAAGCCATCTCAATATCATACTCAATCTTATTCTTGACTTTGATTTCTTTACCTGCTATTTCAAGCGTGATTGATGTACCAGGTATATCAATTTTATTTTGCATTAGTAAAATCCTCCTTTTTGGTTAATCAGGTCTACTGTCCGTAGAAAGTTGAAAATGATTTTAGCTAAAAGTTTCATCTTGTTCTCCTGTTAAAATAGTTTTGTTTGTAGAGGATAAACCTCGCTTAGTCTGATCCCTACTGCCTGACAGTCATTTTTGATTGACTCCAGGCACATTACAAATTTCACACCATTTTTTGACTTATCATAACGAGGGTAGGTGTATCCGTCATTTTCAATCTTGGTGATAATATCGATTTTAGTTTGAGGCTGATACATTACCCAGTCTACCCACTCCATATTACCCTCATACTCATTCAAAGTTTGGACTAGGCAGATAGTTATACATACCATACCTCAACCACGGTATAGGTCTATGCTCTCCCTCTAAAGGATAGAACATAGCCTCATGTCCGTCTCTTTCTGCTTCAAACTTTTCATACTGTTCATCACTCACCCAATAACGGAGATACACGTCACTATATTCTGGATACCAACGCATGCCACAACAAGGGCAAAAGTTTGTATATTCTGGTTTTTGGCTTAGGATTTCATCCAATCGTGCCATAGCCAGTACTTCCTCTGTAGCCTCAATGATGATTTCAGACGCTACATTTTCGTCCGTTACAAAGTACCCACCAGAATTATTTTGACTAAAAACATAAAAATAAGTTTGTGATGTTGCCATTTGTCTGTCTCCTTTATAAATTATCGTTTAGAAAGGCAGGTCATCATCAGAGATGTCCATAGGGTTTGAGTTACCAAATGGAGACTGATAACCTTGGTTGTTTCCGTTTTGGAAATTACCACTGTTTGAGTTGTTTCCATTTTGGAAAGAGTTGCCCTGGCTCTGTTGTCCACGGCTTTCTAGCATGTGAAACTGATTAGCAATAACCTCAGTCACATAGACACGCTGACCCTGTTGGTTTTCGTAGTTCCTAGTTTGGATACTACCTACAATCCCGATCAGAGCACCTTTCTTAGCCCAGTTTGCTAAGTTTTCGGCTGCCTGTCTCCAAATGACACAGTTAATAAAATCAGCCTCACGCTCACCATTTTCATTTTTACGGTTGCGATTGACAGCAAGAGTGAACGTTGCTACCGCTACATTAGATGGCGTGTATCTAAGTTCAGCGTCCTTGGTCATTCTTCCAACCAGTACAACATTGTTAATCATCTGACTTGTCCTTTCCTGCATTGCGCTCACCCAGTAGGAACCCTAGGCATAGCCATAGGAAAGTCCAACCTGCTAATAAAATAAATTCAAAAATTGCCATTTTTAGTCCCTTTCAATCTTGACATTAAAATCTATGTCATTTAGTTTTATGGGTAGAATTATCCCACCTTTCTTGCTGTCACTATGTAATTCAAGCAACGCCATCATGACCTGTTTACCAATCTGTAATTGTGTTCCCATCAATGCCTGCTCATTACTGATTTCAATTTCATTAGTTGCCATCTTCCCCTCCTGGATTTTTATACCAATCAAGCAAATCAGCCTGATTGTCCTTGATGTAGTTCTCAAATATTTGGAATTGGAGGATAGCCCAGCGTAAGCTGTGCATACCCTCTCCACCTTTAGAGCAAAAACCGCTGACTTTGAAAACTGGCACAATGCTACCAACAATACCTGGACTAAGTTCGTCAATATTGACTACATTCTCCGTCCGATACCCAAAATCAAGGACAAACTCATCCCCTAAGTCATGGATGACTTGTAGCCTCTTGCCGTCCGAATAGATAGTTACGCTATCTGATACTGTTCTGATTTCCATAGATCCCTCCTAAAACGGTAATACCTCAATGCAAATCCAATCATTAGAGACATTCCAAACCTTGTAAACATAAGCCTCTAGTAAGTCATTTTCAGAGTGGCAACTAGTTCTGTTCCTAACATCTTCATTCCATCCAGTGAATTTGATTTTTTTGGTGTCAAACTGTCTAGGCATTCTAAAGGTTGCTATGCACTCATTTTTGTTTTGGTGGATTGCTATTGTTATGCCGTGATTAAACGGTTCAAGCTCATCAATTACTTGTTTTACTTGCTTATCCATTATTACCACCCACACAATTCATTGAGTTGTTCTTGAGTTACTGGCTGAATCCGTTGGTAACCGCTAACCTGATAATTTTGCTTGTGTTCAAAACCAAGCTCTGACAGTCCTGTCTTGAATAAGTCCTTTTCTGCTGTGTTGGCAAAATAGACTTCTAATGTCATTTTTTGAGTGTACTTTTTAGGCTCATTTTCAGCCCCTCTGAGCGTTTTTTGGTCGGGGTGGTATAATTGACCTCCGCCCAAAATCTCGCCTGTCTCTGGGTCAATTTTGGGCGTTTCTGGCGATTTTTGAACCTGTTCTTGCTGTTTCGCTTGTTGCTCAGCCGAAAGTTGCTCCCTTTCGGCCTCAGCTTGTCGCAGTTTTTGCTTTTCTTGCTCAAAAAGATAGTCTGACATGATTTGTTGCATTACATCAGCCAAAGACATTGACTGCAACATACGGATATACGGCTGGTCTGTCATACCGTACTCAGCACATTGTCCAGAGATAGCAGCTTTTTCTTTTTCGTGCTCTTGTTGTTTTTGGTATTCAAAGGTGACCATATCCTCAAGGGATTTCATCGTGACCTTCTTCAAGGTCACACCGTCAGCCATAAAGTCTGAGGCTTTAATGTACTCCAACGCTTTCTCATCAAAGAGGCGAGGGTCCAGCATATATTCTGCCGCTTTGTTAGCTAGGTAGCTCTTGACAGTATCAAGGCGGACAGCTTTTTGATGTTCTTCAAAAGCCTTGACATCAGTAGCAATCTTATCAATGACTTTATCCATTGGCTCGCTAGTGCCCTTGATATATTTGTCAAATTCATCAGCAGACTGTGACAACTCACGCTTAATCTTGATACGCTCATCAGAGATTTGTTTTTTGAGTTTGCGTAGGTCAGCTAAAACTTGCTTGTCATCCTTGATGGTTGCGGCCGTGACCGTGTAATTTTCATACTTGGCTACTACATCGGCTATACCTTGCTCAAACTTTTCACGGTCAATGATTTCAACCTGTGCCTGCGTTACTTTTGCTTGTAATTCTTGCATGTTGTCCTCCTAGTATTCCAAATCTTCCAATAGCTCACCTTGTGCTGGCTCATCATCAGGATCAATCACATCATCAGTTGGATAGCTTGTGTCAATCTGTCTCTGAGCTTGTTCCTGTTTCATCTGCTCAATTTGAGCCATTTTGCGTGCCATGACATCCTCACGGCTTTCAACAGGTTCCGCCTGTTTGATACGGTCAAAAGTTTCACCACCATCATCTTCCGTGTACATATTTCCCAAATCCTCAGGGAAAGCCTCACGTAGAGCATTTACTAAGGCTGTCTTCCTGATCATGGTTGCTGGCATAGCGTTCCAGGTACTCTGTTTCTTGTCATATTCTTCACGACTGACAAAGATTTCTACAGGTACTTTGAAATTTTTCCGATAGACTCTAGCCCAACCACCTACCAAAGTATCTCCAGGTAACATGAGAGCTCCTTTGCGTTCGTGCATAACTCCATCAGTATCAACGGTTACAACACCTGCCTCAAATCCCTCATAGTTTGGATTTTGGGCAGCACGCTTGAGAAATGCATCTTTTGAGACAATCAAGCTGAACTCTGTGCCTCCAGTTTTTTTCTTGTAAGCAACAATATAGACCTCGTTTGCTAAAGGGTTTAAGTTGCGTCCTTTGATAAGAGATAAGGCTTGCCCTACTTGTTTTTCAGTCAGCAAGTTTTGAGGGTCAAAATAGCGTTTGACATCCTGAAAAGTCCAAACACTGGTATCAATAGCAATGTCACGCTTTGCTTGTTGGGTTGATAATTGATTGTTACTCATTTCTTTCTCCTCTTCGTCTGTTTCAAATTCCATTTCTCACGCTTTAAGCGTCTGTTTTCTCGTTTCAGGGCAAGTATCAAGTCCTGTTGCTCATTGATAATCTCGCCCAGCTCTCGGCCTAGGTGGAAATAATCACACCTCAGCCGTCGGATTGTATCTAGTAATTCCTCTGTCATTATGCATCCCCTACATAAATCCATTGACCGCCTCTGAACACCCATTCATCAGGATCATGTACCTGTCTTGGTTCATCAGGTTGTAGATAGTCACGGTCATAATCAAACCATGGGTAAGTACCTTCCATACCGTACCTCCTATGCAACATACTTTCTACCTAGCTCTCTGACAAGGCGGATGTATCCTGCCTTATCAGCTAAACCTGTATCCAGCAGCTTTTCCTTCTCTCCTGCCGTGGCACGTTGCCAGACAAGGTTTTCACGTAGTTGCCATTTCATCGCTGACTAGTCCTTAGTCAAAATATCAAGCAACTTCTTGAATGAGTCTTTGACATCCTCAGTATCTTTGACTGGTTCAGCTGGCTCTTGTCCATCCAAAGTTGTCAAGGTATATTCCGCCTGCACCTTTATTAGTTCAGCGTTGAACATCTTTGTCATTGCTAAGTATTGCTCATTATCCTCACCATAAAAGTACTTTTCCGGGATTGTCAAAGCCTCGTTAATAGCACTAATCCAATCTGCCGAATATGCCAAAACCTGTGGATTGTTTTTGTACCCAGCTAAGTAGTTCCCTTCTTTATCTCGTAATACGATAAATGTGTTTGTTTGTTTCATGATTTTCCTCCTGTGGATAACTTCTGTAAATCCCTATATATATTATTTATATATAACGATTAGTTTGTTTTTAAGTTAGTTAGAGGCTTTAGCCTCTTATTGTTTATTAGTGGGCGATAGCCCCTAGATTATTATTAAGTTAGTTATTATTTTTATTTAGTTATTATTAGTGTCGGGTTTTTCAACTTTTGAAAAATACAACTTTGTAAAATTCAACTTTTGAAAAATACAACTTTGTAAAACCCGTAAGTTGTAAATTCACTCTGACGATTCACCTGTGGATAACTCATCATCAACCTTTTCTTTCCAGTACTCCCAATAGCTATCTGTGATAGGGATGTCGGAAACTAAGGGGTAGTTCTGAATTCCTCTTCCTCTCCCTAGACTTTTTCTGTAGATACGTATATAGCCGCTGTCTTTTAGTTCTTCAAAGGCATTTCTATGAGCTTCTCGACCGTTCTTTGAGCGTTTGGAAAGTTGATCGATGTACGGTCGCCAAGTATCTTTGTTCGACATCAACACAAATAGTAACCCTTTAGCTTGTAAACTAAGTTCGCTGTTTTGAGCAGGGTGATTATTTATTTTAGAGTAGTTTTCGTGTGTATTTCTTGCAATATGCTGCATAAGCCATAACCATTCCTCCTAAACTCCAACAATCACAAGTTGAAGCGTGTTATCAATCGCTGTCATGTTCGTCATATTCTTCGTCATATTCCAAAATCCTCCTCAACCGTTCATTTTCATCCCTTAATCGCTGATTTTCGATACGGTATTCGTTCCGTTGTTCAGCGATTTCGCGGACCATGTCATGCAATATTTGATTTTCCTGTTCTAGTGTGTAAAGCGGACGTGGAATAGCAGGTTTTTCTTGTTTTAAAAAATTAGCCAACCATTTCTGCATACCGTGCAATCTCCTTATCCACTTGCTGAGCGTCTCTCTTTAGCCCGTTACGAGCTTTTTCGATGTCACAGGTACTCTGATACCCCATGCCCGCTTTAAAGCCGTACAGGTAGTCTCTGCGCCGAATTTCTTCGAATTCTTCACGCATTTGCTTTTTCTCAATCTTCCGCTGCTCCACAACTGCCGCCGTCAAAATCGGCACAGCGAAGATTCCTAATGTTAAAATTGCTTCAGTCATATCAACCTCCAATTTACACGCATCCACTCAACCACGGCATCCCGTGGAAATCGTGGGTGCGACCCTTTCTTTTCAATCCTTGGAAAATCCTTTAGGTGTGATACCCTCTGGAATTCCGATTCATTCATGATTCCTAGCAACTTCTTGCATTGCTTACTGTTGAGTAGCAAAGGCAGCGCAAGTTCTATGTTAAACACCTCAAACACTTCTACCAGTCTGACTTTTAGTTGACTGATAAATCGTGATATGTAGCTTTCAGCAATGTCATCCATCTTGTCAAACCTCGCTTTCGTGTGTTATAATTTAAGTGATTTTTTTAGTAAGCCACTGTTCCCGCAGTGGTTTTTTTGTTTTTCAAGCAACATCATCAGCCAAAAATTTATTGATAAAATACTGCTGACCTTTGCCTGTAACTTTTACAGTTTTGCTAATCGAGATATAACCGTCAGCATGTGTGATAGTCGTCTCTTTGATTTCAAATAAACCTAGTTCCATAGATTTCTGCGTTGGCATATTCCAATCACTGCCCTTGCGCTTAATCAGATAGCTATTCTCACGCAGCCGCGCAAACAAGCGATTAGCACCGATTTTAAAGCCGTTTTGACTGATTAACTTAGCTAGGTCTCCAACCAAGATAGATGAGTGACTAGCACTCACAGCGTCTGCAAATAGCACCTTGGGTTTATCCGCCTCAATCTGTGCTTCCAGCTGATGCACCTTCTTGTCAGCCAATAGCAGAGCGCGAGCCATAATCTTCTCTGGACTGTTGAAGTCCTTTTCTATTTGGATAAAGTACTGCCGTACCTGCTTGCCTCGGTCTGTCCGTTGGATCATAGCAATTTCCTTGGCCATGTCCAGCTTGATAATATGGTCAACCGCTCGACGACCTCCCGTACTTTCGCTCAAATTTGAGCAGAAGTCCTGTCCTTCGACAAATCCATATTCGGTCATTCTAGGGAACCAGTCCTTATATGCCGTCTTGACACCCAAAGCCTCATGCAACTGCCGACCAGACACAACAGGCTCTTGATTATCATTCACACTAACGTTGATAATTTCGTTCATAAAATTCCTTTCTGATTTGATATAATTAAAATAAAAACGATTGGAGAAATATTATGATATTTCAAGCAAAAATAAATTCTTCTGTTTCTAGACCTGTAACTATCGATGATATCTGTCCAAATTGTAAAAAACCAACCAATCCACATCTGGTGAACTCTTCTTATTTTCCTCTCGGCGAAGAAAAAACAAGTTTGGTCTTAACATTTAGATGCTTAGGTTGTAAGCACTTCTGGACAGAAGAATTTATAGCAACAAGGCATCGGATTAATTCCTACACCGATAAATACGAAATCGAACATCTTAAAGTTACTCCTAGCCTCCCAAGTGATATACCTATTTCTGACGATGTAGAATTAGTTTCCCCAATCGGTAAACAAATCTATGTTCAAGCCCTAAAAGCAGAACATGAACAACTCGACCACATCGCAGGAATCGGCTATCGAAAGGCACTTGAGTTTTTTGTTAAAGATTTCTCTATTGTCACAAATCCTGATGACGAAGATAAAATCATTAAAATGCCGTTAAAACAGGTTATCGAAAAATATATCAAGGATGATGACCTTAAAACATTTGCACTTGCATCTGCTTATATTGGCAACGACGAAGGTCATTACTATAGAAATAATCCTGATAAAGATTTTTCTCATCTCAAAAATTACCTTCACGGAGTTATTCACTACATGGAAATGAAACTCAATTTTCTTGATGCTCAAGAACTTGTAAATCGCTCAAAGAAATCTTAGCGTCAAGTTCATCCACCTTCTCCGCAATATATGTCACAGTCCTCAGTATTTCATTGAGGGCTGTTCTTTCTAGTTCGTTCATCCCTTTCTCCTTTCTAGTCATCAAGAACTAGACGCTTAGTCTTGATGACAACTTCTTCAATACGAGCACGTTTCAAGCCCTCACTGATAAAATAATCAATAATAGCACTACGGCTCATTCCTGTACCAATTGACAAGCTGTCTACCTCGTCGTAGCTCTCACGACTAATGACCACTGTGGGACGGTTATTCCCTTTCTGCCCTGTACTTGGGCGACCGTATCTTTGTTTTGACATGTTATTTCCTTTCTAGTTTGGTTGCAAAATCTGGTATAATATCTTTATGAAAAAATTAATTAAATACCTATTTACGGTCGAAAATATTTCGAGCATCGGATTGATTATTTTCTTCTCATTCTTGTATCTTTCTGTACCCCAAGTTGAAAACCCAGCTATTAATACCCTGAAAAGCATTGATGGAACAAAAGTGCTTTTTGTCATGTTCGTATCATTTTCCTTATCAGGAGTGTCCGCCTTTTTCATCGTCGACTTCCTGAAATATATCCTCAAAAATGATGACGATATTCATTTTGATATTGTCTATATTCTCTTTACTGTGTTGTTAGGGATTGGATTGCTGAGTGTCCTGACAGAAGAACAATTCAGTTTAATTTCCACATTCATCGCATTCCCGCTCTTCATCACTTTCCCCAAAATCCTCAAGAAGATAGTAAAAAAGCGGAGCATTAAACGCGAAAACGACAAGTAAGACAATTCCGATAGCTGCTAGTTTTTCCATCCCCTCCTCCTTTCCGTAAATAGCAGAGCTGTACACTCAGCCCACAAACATCTTACTTAGCTGTACCTGCTTTGCTTGTTTTAATAATTCTATGATTGTCTCTTCCTTGGCTTCCATCTTCTCAATCACATCCAGATACCTTACAATTTCCGCTTGTTTCTCCAAGTCCGTATGGATTTTCAGCTTCATCTCGTTCAGGGTACCCATCTGGATATTTAGTCCCGTCTGGACTGTATAGATGAAACGCCCTGCTTGGTAAGAAATAGCATGATAGAGATACTTGGGCAACACCTTGTCATTCGGCAAAAATACAGCGTAATGACTTGGGATTTCCTTTTCTTCAGCATGGTAAAGTACTTGCCCTCTCGTCGCGCTAATTTGTATCAAGGTACAGCCAGCGGGATAAACCTTGCCACTCGACCGTTCTATGCTTGCTAGTTCTGTAATTTTGACTAATTTCATTACCATAATGTTAATTGCTCGCTTTCTTCTTTGATTAACTCGGAAAGGCTAGGCTTGTCCACATACTTAGACAGTAACTGCTGGTCGTTTTCCAGTTCTTCCTGCTCGGTTGGATCTGTCGCCACCAGTTGCCCAAACAATCTGGCAAACTCTCGCTCCGTTTCAGCAATTTCCTTGTCGATCTCTATCAACTCCCTCAAGATGACCCCTAAAGGTTGAACTTCTTCAGGGATGAAAGTATCGACATAGCGGGGAATATTCAAGTTGAACCCATTCTCGACAAGCTCCTCCCAGTCAGCTAGGTAAGAAAAACGCTCTGTTGTCATTCTCAAGGACACCACCGCAGCAATCTTCTTGATATGCTCCACATCCAAACTGTTCTGTGCTTTGCCCTTGGTAAATTCATCCTTGGCATCCACAAAGAATACATCTTTCTGACTTCGCCCCTTTCTCAAGAGCAAAATCGCAACTGGGATACCTGTATTCAGAAACAGGTTAGGTGCTAGACCGATAATGCTATCAATCACTCCATGTTCCAGCAACTGCTGGCGAATGGTTCCCTCACTGTTTCCACGAAAGAGCACACCATGCGGTAGGATGAGAGACATGGTCCCGTCTTCCTCCAGTTGATGAAACCCATGCAAGAGAAAAGCAAAGTCAGCCTTGGTCTTAGGTGCCAGACCATAACGGTCAAAGCGTTCATCACTGATAGGTGTCCAAGCCATTGAGTAGGGAGGGTTGGAGATAACCACATCCACCTTCCTATCGGTCGGGCTGTCTATCTGACGGATAACCCCATCCCTAATAGCGTATACGTTGAAGTGCTCTCTGGTCAGACTATCGCCGTGGATCACCTCGGCATCAATCTTGCGAATAGCCAAGTTGATCAACAAGAACGGTATCACCCTTGCCGAAAACTCCTCACACCTCACAAACTCCACATCTGGATGATGGTTCAGATATTGGATGGTCAGACTGCCCGTACCTGCACAGATGTCCGCTAAGCTCTTGCCACTTCTGGACACCCTCGCCAGCAATTCCGCCACACCATCAGGCGTGTAGTCCTGTTTCAACTTTTTACGGTCAGCCCCCTCTTCCTGAAAGAAGTCGCGGAACTGGTCCAGTTGCCTATCGCCATAGATGATAGCAATGCGAGCGAGTAAGTCAGACTGCTCAGGGCTGAACAGCTTTGTCATTAGAGTCTGTGGAACTTCAAAAACCTCTTTGACCCCGCATATTTCTAAAATGGATTCTCTAATTGTCAAACTCAAAGCTCACCCCATTTAGTAGTAGATCAGACTGAAAATCTACGAAACGCTCCACCATGTCCGCCTTAGCAACGTTACTATTTGAAACCTGCCGCAGAAAGTCGTCAACATCTGTCACATCACACTTCCACTGGCTAGCACGAGTATGCACCACATCTAGCGTCAAACCCTCGCATTCAACTGTATAGCTGATCTTTTCTCCATTGTTTGTGTAGTTTTTGATAATCATATCATTCTCCTTTCTGTAAATAGCAGAGTCATTATCTCTGTTTGAGATATTTTGTTTTAAAATAATAATCTCATACCGAGATATTATCGACTAAAGAATAAGTCAGTTTCTGACATTCCAAATTCTTTTGAGATGATAGCCATCTCATAATCTTGAAACGGGAACTGACCTTTTTCTTTCAACTCATACTGCCGACGATTTTTCAGACCAATCAAATCAGCCATATACAGAGTTGTTAGCTCACGCTTTTTCCGCTCTTCTCTTAATCTTTTTTTAGGAAGTAAAAATCGTGAACGTACTTTTTCTTTATTTGTCAATAACCCTCACTCCTTTCTATGTAAATAGACCAATCAGCCACCAAATCAAGCCAACCAGCCCGACCAGTGCCAACAGATTAAGCAACAATCCACCCTTGATAGAGATAGTCGTCTTTGCCCTGCCATCCTGACTGACAAAGGTCTTTTCATAACTACCAAAGAGAATTTTTTTCCAACTCATAAGATACTCCTTGCAGGAAGTACAGCCAATTGCTATAATAGACCTACACCCTCCTAAGAGGGAGGGGCTTTCGCCCCTGCACTGACTACCAGTCAATGCTGTAGTGGAATTTAAGTCTAAACCCTAGGAAATGAATTTCGAAGTCGATTTCCCAGTGCTTAGGCTTTTTTTCGTGTCTTGCCATTGGCTGTACCTCCTGATTTTTTAGTTTTGGTGGGGTTAATTCCTTAACCTTGACTTTATTATATCTCATTACGTGATATTTGTCAATAACTTTTTATCACTTTTTGAGATTTTTTTGTTTATTTTTTTATCTCATTGCGTTATAATATAGTAAAAAGGAGCAAGAACAATGAAAAACATACTTGGTAATTCCATTAGAGAATTAAGAAAATCCAAAAAAATGACGCAAGTTGAACTTGCTAAAAAAACTGGTTATAAACAAAATACGATTTCAAATCATGAAAACGGAAATAGGCAATTAGATGAGCAGGACATTTTAAAATATGCCAAAGCTCTTGAAGTTGAACCTCAAGTATTGTTCGACTTATCAAGAACCCCCACCACAGCCCCTAACAGCCTCATAGAGCAGATTTCGGACAAGGTGGTACAATTAACCGAACCCAACCAGAAAAACGTGCTACGCTACTCTAGCGAACTCCTAGACAAACAAAATACAGTAACATACAGTAAGAATACAGTAAACGAACTGCAAGCCACCTACCACACCTACAACTACTACGACCAACCCGCTTCCGCTGGCACAGGTCAGTATCTGAATGATGTAAAGGTCGAAACAATCGAATTACCTATTGAAGTGGACGCTGACTTCGTTGTCCCTATCTACGGAGACTCCATGGAACCAGAATACCACTCAGGCGATTATATATTCGTCAAACTATCCGTAGATCTATCTGACGGCGACATCGGAGTATTCGCTTATAACGGCGACGCCTACATCAAGCAACTCCGTATCACAGACCAAGGCGCCTACCTCCACAGCCTGAACCCAGACTATGACAACATCCCCATCACAGCAGACACCGACTTCCGAACCATCGGCGAAGTCGTGGAGGTGTATAGGGAGAGGTAAATTCAACACCAGAAATAAATATCCTTGACTATTTCACTCATTTTGGTATAATGAGGTTAGTCAAAAGCCTTGTTCGTCAAGGATACGATATTTATTTATAAAGCCTTGTTCGTCAAGGACAAACAGTCTGGTGTACTTTTCTAAGTGCACCTTATTTTTTATCAAGGAGTTACCATGACATTCCAACAAGGAGAAGTCTACCTTGTCAATTTCACACAAAAAGGCGGAAATGAATTTTACGGCAAGCACTACGCTATCATTCTGACACCGCCCGATAAAACAGACGGCACACTCTTGGCTGTACCATTAACAGGTAAAAAGCAGGTAAAAAGTACCGAGGTGGTATCACGCTGGATAATACCAAATACCAAGACACACCATCAAAACCCAAAGCCTACGCCTATGTCCGAAAAATACAAGAAATTGACAAACGCAAAATCATCTACAAGACCAAAAAGCAAGTAGACTCCTCTGGAGTTCCCCTCACTGACAAATCAGGAAAGGCACTATTCCAGAAAATCTACAAACCAGCCTACCAACTCGACCAGACAGATTTGGACAAGTTAAAAGCAAAAATCAAAGAAGTCTTGCAATTAGATATCGAATAACAAAAAAATCCCCACACTCTCCGCCGACCAAAGCTTGAGTGTAGGGTAATTCCGTATAGTAAAAACCTGCTTTGCAGTAGGTCTCTTTACTATACCCATTTTATCAAATTAGAAAGGGTAAATCAATGGCATATTTTAGAAAAAGGGATAACGGATGGGAATACCGTATCTCATATAAAGCCCCAGACGGCTCATATAAGCAGAAATCTAAGTCAGGATATAGAACCAAGGCAGAGGCTGTTCAAGCAGCATCCCAAGCTGAAATTGAGCTGTCCAACGGCATTGTGGAAGATAAGAACATTACCTTTGCTGAATACTTTGAAAAATGGATGCTTGTCCACAAGAAGCCTCATGTCGGACCAGAAACATTTGGTAAATATGAATATACCCTTAAACTGATTACTATATACTTTCACGAAACGAAACTCTCGAAAATAAACGCTACTTCCTATCAAAACATTATAAACGAACTGGCAAAATGTTATGTGAAAGATAGTGTCAAAAGGTTCAATTCGCATATAAGAGCAGCAATTAAAGTTGCTATCCACCAAGGGATTTTAAAAAAAGATTTTACCGAAATTGTCAAGATTTTCTCCGATGTCGAATCCAAGAAAGAGGAGGATAAGTACTTGGAACTTGATGAATACGAACAAGTAATCACAGATTATCGAAAGACAATTAAGTACCAGTCCCACTTCTTCCTGTACACTATCGGAAAAACCGGACTTCGTTTCTCGGAAGCAGCAGGCATTACAGAGCCTATCGTTGACCGCGAAAATATGTGTTTACGAATCCGCAGGACTTACAAGGTTTATGGAAAAAAGAAAGGTTGGGGACCTACTAAGAACCCGCAATCAGAACGAGATGTGCCATTTGATAGTGAGTGGTTAAAAGCATACGACGAGTACATGAAAGTTGGATATATAGACAATCCAGATAAAAGATTATTTACCAAATTGACGGGGACTGGCGAAAATAAAATTTTAAAGAAAAAGACACGTCAAACATTTAATGTACACGGTTTACGTCATACATATGTTAGTTGGTTGATCTATCATGACGTGGATGTTGTAACCATTGCCAAGTTAGTAGGGCACAAGGATGCAACTGAAACATTGAAAACATATTCGCACCTATTCAAGGCCAAACAAGAAGAATCATTCGACAAAGTCAGAAATTTAATGGAAAAATTTGGGGCGAGTTTAGGTCAAGAAAGTTAAAAACCCTTGTGTATCAAGGGTTTTTGTTGTATTTTCATCTCCCCTGCAGGAATCGAACCTGCAACTAATTCTTAGGAGGAATTTGTTATATCCATTTAACTAAGGGAAGTCTGCTTCTCTATTGTACCCCAGAAGAGAGCAGATTGCAAGAGCAAGGTTATGTAAGTTTTTTCAAATTTTTACAAAAAAGCAGAACTTACTCTAAGATGAAATACTTATTATTTTTATGCATTTCTCTCATGATAGTCTCTAAAAGAAGTAATTCTAGAATGTACTTCGAAAGTTTGTCGTTTTTATGCTTGATTCCTACTCCCCTTCCTTACGTCTCACTGAGACAGCCATTCCGAGTGAAACTAAGCCACCCAAGCTAATAAGAAGTGAGCCTAGGGCTTCTTGACCGGTATTTGGAAGTGTTTGATTTCCTGATGCTTTTTCAGTTTTCTTATTTGAAATAGGAGCCATACCTCCAGATGGTGCCGGTTGCTCGGTTGCTTTCTGATTTGTTACACTATCGCCACCGTCATTTGCTTTCTCAGGTGTTTTCACATCAGTAGTTGTCCCAGCATTATCTTCTTTTTCTTCTGCTTTTGGTTCTTCTACGTACTTCTCTACAAATGCTTTTCTACCTGGAATTGTTGCACTAATGGTTTGACCTGCTTTTTCTAAATCAGTCAAGTACTCCACAAATACTTCTGTATCTGGATTGATAGCACCAATCAGTTTAGCTTCTTTGAAAATCGAGAAGCCATCCCCACCACCAAATAAGAAGTCGTTGATGACAAGTGTATAGGTTTCTGTCGGAACAATCTCCGTCCCATCTTCTTTGAAGGCTTTAACAACCTTATAAGGATTTTCTTCCGTTGGATTGTCAGCCTTCGTGTAGATATATTTAATTCCAGACATTTGAAGGAAATATTTTTCACCTTCATCATATTGTTGATTTAAGGCTGTATAAATCTGCTCACCGGTCATTTGAACGACTTGTAGGATATTCCCAAATGGTTGAACAGCCTGTGCTGCTCCCCAAGTAACTGTTCCATCTTCTTGGACCTTCAAATCTGCCCGAATCCCGCCATCGTTTGTCATTGCAAAGTCAACATCATAACCCGATTTCCTAGCGATAGCTAATTGAGCCGATGTTACTAGATTACCTACAGCACTTTCTTTAAATTCATTCACTTCGCGTGAAATATCTGTCGCTTGACTAGCTGTAGCAATTTTTTGCTCTGTTACTTTTTTAACAATGGTATTTGCCTCATCTACAATTGCCTGAATTTCCGGACTTGGTGTTTTCTGCCCTGGTGCTACTGCAATAATTTTCGCAGTCGGAACAGCTTTAAAGTCGGCAATATCTGTATCATAAACAGCCCTAACATCTGCGTAAGCCTTACCTTGTGAGGTAGCTTGAACAATCAAGGTTTTGCCCGTTGTACCGTTTGTATAGACATGGTTATGACCAGCAAATACAAGGTCAACTGAGTGTTCAGGATAGATTTCATTTAGCTTAGCAATCATATCTGCTGCTTCACCAGCAGCCACACCATCCTTGCTTGTAGCTGGAACGTGAGCCAGTACAACTATCGCATTTACACCTTTTTCAGCTAACTCACGCGCATATTTAGCAATCGTCTCTGCCTCATTCAAAAAAGTGTACTGCTCATAGTTTTTCTTCAAAACAAGATTAGGAATTTCTGTCGTAACTACACCAATAAAGCCAATCTTAGCTTCCTTATCATTCACGGGAATAGTCTTAATAGCGTAGGGCTTCCAACCATACGGAATTTCACCCGTTTCTTTGTCAATAACGTTAGCAATAACAATCTCCTGTTTAGCAGCTTCACGAGTATAATTATCTACAATCTCATTAAACTGACCTTTTTTTGGAGCTTCACCAGTCATGATACGGTTATACTCATCAAGTCCCTCATCAAACTCATGGTTCCCCAAAGTCCCGTATTCAACATCCATTTTATTAAAGACTTTTACAGTTGGTTCATCTTGCAAAAGTCCAGAATTCGATGGACTTGCACCAACCATATCCCCAGCTTGAACACGGATAGACTCTGCAGGTGTCTCTGTTTCTGCTGCTGTTTCTTCAAATTCTGCTTGTGAATCATCCATGTAAGCATCAAGTAAAGCGGCAGTTCCTGCATTACGAACTGTTTCCCCTTCCAATCGCGCTGTCCCCGTCATATCAAGCGCACCATGGAAATCATTAACTCCCATAATTTGGACAGCTAATTCATCTGCCAAAACAGCTTGTGTTGCAATAACACTAAAACCAGCTACAAGAGCTAGTATACTGCTTTTCAACCGAATATTCTTTTTCAT